TGGAGTAACTAGTGGATAATAGATATAGTGAATGTCTTGGTTGGTTTTATAGACGATATCCGGATAAGATAAAAGAATACATACAAAGCATATCACCTAATCAACTTTCATGCAAAAAATGGTTAACAAATGAATTGATGAAAGTTCCTAAAGATTTTGAAAATATTCACTTATATGGTGGGTGGTTTGGTTATCCGTTAATAGATTTTTTACACGATAATTATGAAATAAAAAATTTACTAAATATTGATTTTGATAGAACAGCAACCAGAACTTGTAATCGATTTTCTGAATTTTATTTTAAACATAATTATGTTAAGTCTTTATATGCAGATATATTAGAAGTTTCTGGTAATTTTAAAAACATAGATTTAGTTATCAATACTTCTTCTGAACACATGTCTAATTTACCTGAACTTATAAAGAATAAATCATATAGTAAATCATGTGTATTTGCTATGCAAAGTAATAATATGTTTGATATAGATGATCACATCAATTGTGTTAATTCAGAAGATGAGTTAATTAAAAAAAGCGGTTTAAATAAAATATTATATTCAGGCACAAAAAATATGGAAACTTATAGCAGGTTTATGGTTATAGGATTATTCTGATTCTATATCTTCTATCATCATTTGCCAAAAGTTTTTATCTGGTATAACAAATCCTAAAGTTAATCTGTCTTCATATGCTCTTGCACAGTGCCAATAAATTTTATCTTTCTCTTTTAACATTCCATAATAACCTACTTTTGCAGTCCAACCTGCCGTATCTTTCATAGTAATACTTTCTAAGTTATTAGGATTCTTATACTTAAAATATCCTTTACCATTCTTTGTGTAAGAAAATAAAATATTATAACCACTAGCATTATGATTATTATGCCAACCCATGTATCCGCCTTTAGGATAATACATCTTGACAGCGCAGTGCTTGGCACTTAAGATATCATTAAAGTCAGAGTCAACCTGTCTTATTCTCTCTCTTAAATTTATAGATGTCGAGTCGGCCATGTTAATGTCAACACCATAACTTATTTCTGGAAATCCTGCGTGTTTTTCTTGATTTATAGTTTTAAAATACTTTTCTCTTGTATAGTAATCGTCTTTATCTGGCTTTCCAATAATTCTAAGCTGTGACTTATCTAATTTCTGAAACCAGGTTGAGTAATCATTTAATAAATTAATTATTTCTTTATTTTTAATTATTATATTAATCATTAAGTTCTCATCGTTTGAGGTATAGGTTGATGTGATATTATCTTATTATGCCCTCGTAATTCTTCTTCTTTGTAAACATATACAAAATTCCACTTAGCATCAGGCTCAGGAAAGTATGATCTCTTTATTGCATGTTTAGTTTTATTTTGTAACCACCAATAAGTCCACATATCCCATGGTCTTAAGTATTCAGGATATAAGTCAGTATTCCAGTTCCACGTTCCTTCGTCTTGTTTACAATATAAGATCCACCACTGCTTCATAAAGTTTAATGTATGTGACTTATTATTATATATGAATAATCCACAGTGATCTGTCAACTCACCACCTTTAAATGTTGAATCAATAGATGCAGCATACTTTCTACACTTTGTTATGGTAATATCTGAAGTTTTATCGTATTGGTCAAACATAAACTGTACATCATCATGCTCTATCCACGTATCACAGTCTACATAACATGTTAAATCATATGGGGTCTTATCAAGGGCCCATAGCTTTGCTCTCTTATGATAAGGAACGTCTTTTGATATTATGTTATCAAATAAAGTATAGTCATTTTTTGTTAACCACTCTTTATGAGTAAATAGTGTTATATGTGATGATGGCCAGTGATCTTTTAAACTATTTGCTGAGTATCTTGCCGCTTTTATAAATTCTTCATATTTACTAGCAACATAAACGAATCCGTTATTCTTCATTTTCTAATATAATTAATGCAGCTGTTAAGGCCGTTACTTCCATAATACTTTTTGATTTTCTTATTCGAGATTTAAAAGTTCTGTTGTTTGAGTTCTTAATGTCTTCAATTTCAAATGCTTCAAGCTTAGCATTAAATAGAGCATCACTCTTAATTCTTTCAATCTCGTCTTTTTCAAACTCTTTTCTTTTTTCATGTTCTTTAGCATCTTCTGCCATAGCATCTTCAGTAAGCTTATCAATCTCTTCTATAGTAAATGTATTAAAGACTTCTTTCCAGTCTGGATTACCTTCTCTAGTATCAGTAATTGCTGCAGTTTGTATAGGTCCACCTTCATAGTGAAACTCACATATAACTTGTGTTTTATTGTTATTTCCCCAATAGGGGTTCTTGATAGTTCTCTTCATAATAAACTCCAATAATAATTAAGCGACTCTCACCCACAATTTTTTAGTACTAACATCCTCAGTCGAACTTTGTACAGTAAGGCCAGTAAAGCTGCCTGTAAAGAATCCAGTAAATGTTCCGGTAAAGCTACCGGTAAAGAATTTTGTCCTGCTACCAGAAAAACTTCCTTGAAATTGGCCACTAAACGCAGCAAACCTATTATATACAGCACTAAAGAATCCAGCAAATGTATTCGTAAATGTTCCAGTAAAAGTGTTTGAAAAAGTACTAGTATAATTTTGATTTGCAACTTGATGTCTTGTATCAACAAACTGTCCACTACCAGCCTGAATCCATGTCCCACCTGATGTAGGTGCACTCGCCTGAAACTTATATGTTCCTATACCATTAGCAACTATCCTATTTCGAAGTCTTGGTGTATACTGTTTTATCTCAGTATCAGTCATCTCACGTATTGACCCGCTACTGACTACGTACTTTAATGGTCGCACGGTCGTAGGCGTGGACGCGGGCGCGGACTTTCTCCAAAGCTTTGTATTATTTGATCCACTCTGCAAAGTATTTGTTATAGTAGCTTTTTCTACCCATGTTCCACCGGAAGGCGCACTAGGCTGCAGCTGATAACTACCAACTCCACCTTCATATATATTTTGTTGAGTATCAAAAATAAAATCATCATTAACTTCTGAATCTGTCATACGCTGAATATCAGCTGAACCATCTAATGCTAAAGGTCTAATTGAAATACTCTCACTGGCAGTTTGTAAGTCTTGATACATATTAAATGTTGCAACTGTAGTAATAGAAGTACCAACTGGATGAGAGCCAACCGCATCAGGCCTCTTCGTGTCAACAAAGGAACCTATAAGAGTTAAGCCTGATGTACTTCCAGGATTAACACTAAGTGTCCCTACTCCAGTATTTGATGAGTTAAAGTCTGTTAGTAAGACATGCGAGATATAGTCTTTATCAGAAGAGTCCATCTCCTGAATAACACCACCTGAAGATGTTTGTTTAAGGACTATGTCCGCCATAATTTAAGCTCCAGCGCCGTGGATAGTTTTCAGTGTACTTCCATTGACATCTTTAATTAATAATGTAGATAATGATTTTAGCTCAGCTGACCCTACAGCATCGTTAGCCATCTTAGCTTCAGTCACATTATCATCTGCAATCTTTGCTGTTGTGACATTTAAGTCAGCGATTTTAGCAGTTGTAATATTAGTATCAGCTATTTTAATTGTAGTAACATTTGAATTAATTATAGCATCAGTACCAACTGAGTTTGTAGCAAGTTTACCAGAAATAATTGCAGAATTTTCAATCATTGAACTATTAATTGTATTACTAGGAATAAAGAATCTTCCTTCTGAAGAATCAAGACCAATACCATTTGCGCTATCTTTTATAAAGAATGCGAGTGTTGAAGAACGTGTAATACCTGTCTGTCTTGCCTGAACATAGCTGGAGTCAATAAGATTAATAATATCTGCAGAGTCAGTTTTTTGTACTATACCATTTATAAAATTAATAGCCTGAACTATGTCAGAGTCATTAGATGCTCCAACATTAAGCTGTGTTATATCACCTAAGTGACTCGATATCGTATTAGACTTGGTGACTAGCGTTGATACCGGATCGGATAAGTTTATTATAGTTTTAGCCATTTAATTTCTCTACAATCTGTGTTAACATCTTTTTAATATCACCTACTTCATTCTTTAATTCATTTATTTCTTTTTCTTGTTTTTTTCTTTCAGCTTTTCTTTTTTGAGCAGCTTTAATTTCTTCTTTATTAACATTCAATATCGCACCTATTTTATCTCTAACATAACCGTAATGACCTTCAACTTTTATCTGTTCCATATTATACACTCAATGCAATTGATCTTAAACTCTGAAATACAGGAACAAGTGCCTGATTTGTACTTTGCATAACAATTTTTAATTGATACTTAGTAAAAGCAGGTAAGTCTCCACCTTGTCCTCCTATAAGATATCTATACTCTCTAAAAATACGAGGATTAGAATCTTTAGGATTGGTGTTCTCTGATGTAACTAAAGTAAAATTTTTCTCTTGAATTAATTCGTCTGATGTTGCTGTTCTAAAATATAGTTGGAAGTCACATGAATTTGGAACGTTTACTTCTAGTAAAACTCTAAGACCTACAGAATCAGATTCTAAATTAATAACTCTTGTTACATGTCTAGCAGCATGACTTCCGTTTGGTCCAGCTTCATCAACATAAACTAACGGTACATTAAACCCAGTAGCTGCACCAGCTGCTTGTTTATCAATGCTATTAGCTATTAAAATTGCTGAAGTACGCTGTAAATCTAACATAGGTGCGACGTTATCGTCTATAGTAGATATATTTAAATTCATATCCAAAGATTTTACGCCTGATCCAAGTTCACTAGCTTCCGACGTAGGATTTGCCACTAACTTCATAATTGTTGCAGTATTATTTTCATTTAATTTAACACCATTAAAAGCTGATGTCTTTTGAAATGCTGTTTCTGATCCAGCAAAAGATCTAGCAGATGTAGATCTAATTGATGCAGTAATAGTAGTTCCTTTTGGCTCTAGTGTAGCAGCACTTGGATATATTAGGCTATAAGGTATATTTTTAGTGACTTGTATTAAACTCCCTCCACCTTTAACAGCTTTAGTAGCATTAGCTGCAGCTTCTACAGTATAACCTGTAAAATCTCTAGCAGTAATAGACCTACTTCCATTTATATTAGCTGCAGACAGCCCTCCAACTGCAACCGCTCCACTTATTACCACTGTATCTCCAACTTGTAATCCATGATTTAAGTGAAATATTCTTATTGTAGCATCAGATGCAGTAGTGGTAATAGGATCTATTCCTAATAATTTTTTAGGGACAGGTGCATTGTTAAGTCTTATTATTGCGCTTGAATGTTTAAATTTCGCTTTATGTAAAACAAAAGCCAAGTCTTGATTTTGTGCAGGAGTGAATGTAACTCCATTTTGTGAATAAAATAAACTACCAGACGTAGGTTGTTTATTAACTCTTCTTTCAGTTGATCCATATGTAAATTCATTTATTTCTGCTATATAGATTTGATAATCTTTAGAATCAGCAGTTACTACTAAAGCATAATCTTCTAAACCTTTTAAAAATATAGGTTCTTGAAATGTAAACGAAGTAGAAGTTAAATCTGGTCCAACTAAATCTACATTTATGCTACTGGCTCCAACAACAACTTGAGATCCAGGAATAATTTCCGTGTCTGACGGCAAACCGTTAACTATTGGACGTAATTGTATTTGAACTGGTAGACTTTCATCTTTTGTAGCAAAAAATAAATCTACTTTTGTTACATATATCCCATTTGGTTCATCAATAAAAAATGACTGTGCTATAGGTTGTTTGTTGAGTTGATACCCTGTTGAAGTTACTGCCATTTATTTTACTTTCTTTTTTATATCTGAAATAAATCCTATCACTCTATATAGGGGTCTTACTAATGTTTTAGCAAGTATCAGTTCATGCGCTTTTTGCATAAAAGTTAATTGATTATTTTCCATTATATCTTTATAATATTTTGATAGCCAAACTCCGTACTTTGTCATTTTTTTATGCTTACCAAATAAAGATGAGTACCAAGGCCCAATAATGTCATAGCCTTTCATCATATATGGGTCGGTTCTTCTTAATCCTATTCCATACTTACGCATTATTTTAAATATATCTGTATCGATAGCATTCATACCATAAAGTTGAGTACAGATATAGGTACCGGCACCGTTATCGCCTTGACCTTCACCGACATCATTACTATAACTAGTGTTATGAGTTCCAGTAGTGTTTCCTACTGTATCATCTGAAAAACTTATGCCAGAAGGTCCAGGAGATGGCCCGTGTTCGCCTCCATCACCACCAGAATAAGCATAATATCTAGGTGGTGGTACATCAAATCCTTGTACGTTTAATTGTCTAGTTGATGTATACGTAGCTTCTTTAGTATCTAAAAATCCAAGTGCAGCATAATTTGCGCGACCGATACTACCAGCATTTTCTTCATTATCGACTGAGATATCTAAGAATTTTAATTGTTTAGTACCAACTCTAAATCTTAAAGCATCGTTATTAGGTATTATTAAAGAACCTTCTACAGTGCCGTCATTATCAGTTGTTAAAGTATTTGTTCCATCTGGATGCGCTGTTAACCCATTTAAAGTATTGCCGAAGTCTGTTGTTGTGTCTGAATAGAATTGAAATGTTTCTTCTCTAGCAAATGCTGCTATATTTACGCCATCTAGTACTGGAAATATTTGTGTATTAGGACGCATTCCTTGTACCTTAAAATGAACTTTACGCGATCTCATAAATGGTAAAAACGCAGTTTGCAAAACTCTATCTTCAACTAAATCTAATATTGTTTCTTCACTTACAACTCTATTAACCACGCCGCCTTGTGTGTTAGTACTAGATCCTACTTGTAAATTTTCTACAGGTATTCCAGACCAACTCCAGGACCAGTTATTCCAGTTATTGGCGTTATTAGTTGCAAGACGTGTTCCACCATGAATAATTTTATCTGGAAGTCTATTTACATCTCTCCATTCATCTGAAGCAGGAGATAAAGTAACTAACCCTTCATAAATAATTACAGCGAAAGGATTAAGATGAACAAATTTTGTAGCTAAGTTTTGATTAATATATGGTTCTTCATCGTATTCCATATAAACATTATCACCTTTACGTATAGTATTAGTTGATGCGTCAGAATCATATAATAATCTTATATTGTCTTCTAAAAAAGCTGGCCTCATATGCTGTTCTACTGGATCAATAGCTGCTCTATATCCAGAAATTAATCTTCGTGTATCAGTAAAAGTATGATCACTAAAATTATCAACAAAGAATCCTGATTTAGCTCTATCATTACCAGAAGAATCTAGTGTTTGAAAATATTTAGTATCAACTTCTAATAAGCTTAACGCTGTAACGTCTTCAAGATTGCTTAATCTTTTTTCTAATCTTCCAATATCTTTCATAGTAAAACGTCTATGCTCTATTTTTGCAATTGTAACGTCAGAGTCATTATCAGTATTTGCACCCATTCCTATATCATACAACGCTAAAGACTGTTCCGGTTTGTTTGGAGTAGCTGGTGTAAAAGATGGCATGCCGTGAATAAAATTTATAATACCTTCTCTATTAATTACAAGTTTACCAGCTTGTCCTAAATAATATTCATTATCACTTGTAATAAGTGTTCCAGGTTGAGGAAGTTCAATTACTCTCGCACCTGTTCCAGAAGTATTAAACGTTGATGATGCATCCATGACTGATCTAAAATCTAAAAAATTTCTTAAATTAATTCTTTGGCCGGCAGATGTAGTAAATTTTGGTATCTGATCATAAGTTACTTGACCATTATATGAATTAACTGCAAAGAAGTCTCCGGAAACACCATGCTCAAAGTAACGATATTTTATTTGACAACTATCAACTGCAGATAAGCCAGAATTCAGACTTATGCTTCCTAAAGCATAATGATTATCTCTTTGGCCAGTATCTAAGTTAAATATTCTATTTCGATTAGTATCGCTGTCACCTGCTTTTATTACTTCGATTATATCAAATATATCAGCTTTACCTAAAGTTATAGATGTTCCTCCTGCTAAAACTTCCGTCCTAGTTGTTAATGTCTTTGTTTTTATTGACGGGGAACCTTTATTAACATAAGCAAGTATTTCAACGTTTTGACTTGCAGGTAAACCGGTTAGTGTTGAAGCAGTTGAACCATTACCGCTAATTGATGGATTAGTATATAACGCACTAGGATAAATGACACTACTATCACTTCCTATAATCCAGTCACTAACATTAGTGAATGTTTCGCCTCCTGCAGATAAGCTTATAGAGGCTTGTCCTGAGCCATTTGTGGTTACGGTAAATCTACGTTGTACAGCAAATGATATATCTGTAATTGCTTTAGGCCTAGATTTACCTACTGCAAATAAAGAAGTATTGTTAAACGGATCTTTTAAAACAGCTTTACCATTTTCTAATTCTGCATTAAAATATTCAGAAGCGCCTGTTCCTATACTTTTAACATTTCTAAAAGCTTTTCCACTATTTAATTGAACGTCAAACATATGAAATTTAAGTTTATTTTCAAAATGATTTATAGCTTTAACTCTTGCAGTTCCAATAGTTGCTCCAGCATAATTGTGGCCATCTCTAAGATTTAATGTTGGAAAGGTGCTTATATTAGGTATTCCATCATTTGCGCCGGCGCTATCAGTATTAACCACAATGGCATTACCATAATCTATTGGTGTTACTTCATTTGTAATTTCAAGTGATGAACTTGGTTTTGCTATACGCAGTGTTGTAGGAAATGTAGTTGCTGCTCTGTATCCATCTACAACTGCAGTTCCTGGACTTACTGATAAATTTAGATGAGTAGATTCTGAATCTAATTGAAATTTTACTGTAAAAGGTTTTACAATATAATCACCAGAATTTTCATTTATTCTTTTAGCTATTACATCAGATGGGATATTATAAGCGTTATTAATATCTATTGCACTAAATATTTGACCTTTTTTAATTGTCGCAACATGTATAAAGTTTTCATCTGAATCTACATCAGATTCTTCTGCAATTGTTAAAGTAATTCTATATCTATCAGCTCCAGGAGCTGTTAAGTTAGGAGCCGCTCCTTGATTATCAAATAAACTGTTATCATCAATAGAAGTGACAACATCTTCAACAGATTTAAACCCTAAGTTAGTTGTCTTATTATCACTATACTTTGAAATAATCTTTGACTGGTCTTCTGTAAAAACAAAATGTCCTCTTGCATAATATATTCCGGAAGATAGTGTTGCAAGTATTCCGACACCTGTTGCTGGATTAGCTATTGTATTAGTTGACTGTACTGTTAAAGTGACAGTACCATTGGTTATATTCTCACCTGCAGTTAATCTGGGGGTAGAAGTTCCAGAAGTTGCAACTGTATTCATATATTGAATATAGAGAGTATCAGGATCTGAACCAGTGGCAGTAACTACCTGTAAAACCTTAACTTGTATGCTTGATGTGGCCCCTGTAAAAATATTGGCACTACTTGCTGGAGTTGTTATAGAAGATGCATCGGTTGGAAGAGTATTTGTAGTAGTATTTAATTTTACAAACTCATATTTTGGATTTATATTAGCGCCACCTGGTTTAACTACAGCACCTTCTTTAAAAATATTATCACCAAATCTTTGTATTTGATTTTGTAATATCGTTTGAAGTTGAGTTAATTCACGAGCCTGTAATGCTTTACCAGAATTAAATAGTATTTTATGAAATCCTGCGCTATCAGCAAAATCATCTTTATACGTTGTATTAAAGACGGTTTCTGTAAGTGTACTAGCCATATTTTATATTCCTTAAAGTGTTATCACAACTTTTATATCTTCAGTTTGATTAGCTGATCTTGTTACTGGTGCCCTATTCTCTATATATAATATCTGTCCAGATAGTTTATTAACATCATCTCGAGTAAAAGCATCTGCATCTGCATCAACGCCTGACGCAATTAATGTTCCAGATTGGCCACCTCCTGTTATAGCCTCACCTTCAGCAAAAGGCTTAAACCCCGTATCTTCAGTTTGATGAAAATATAATCTATCACTATCAACCTCATCAACAAAAGCTTGAGCTCCGGATGTGCCACCAGTTATAGTTGCATCTAAAAAGTTTGTATTAGCGGCCGCTTGTAATTTTAAAAATCTTAGTACCTTACCACTTGAATTTGAAAAATCAGAATCTGTAGTTGGTTTCTTAGGATCTCTTATTAAAGCAACTTGCCTAAAATCTTGTCCTATTATGAAATTACTATCCTCAATTCCAGCTGGTTTTGTGTTAAACATTAATGATGTAGATTTAAGTTCATCTCTTGGATCATTACCCATACCGCTGTCAGGACCAAGTATTACTCTTGCTGCAGCGTTTGTACCTCCGCCGCCGCTAAAAGAAATACTAGCAAAATTATATCCTTGCCCCATTGCCATTGTACTATCTGTGCTAGAATCAAGTTCAATCTTAACAACAGCTCCTCCAGAAATTGTAGAGGTTGCCGCGGCTCTTACACCGTCACCATTAATAGTTACTGTAGGAGCGCTTGTATATCCTGAACCACCGGCAGTTACTGCAATTCCAATTATTTGGCCAGGAACTGAAGAGTCTTGAACTAATAACTGTTGATTTTCTAAAACACTATGAGCTCTTCCTAGCGTAGCCGAATCTAATATTTTTTCAACTGGCACAAAGTTTGCAGATAAGAATTTACTTGATCTTGCCGCACTTAATGTGTACATAAATTTCCAAATGTAACCATCGCCCGTCTTAAAAGGTTTAGTAGTTGTTCCACTAGGTTTAACCGTTGATGTATTTGCAGCACCAGTTGATGACTTACCTTGTTGTAAACAAATATAAACTTGATTATCTTCAGTAAGAACATAATAGCTATTTGTTGCGGGAATAGACGAGAGATCATCATCATACGCAGAATATATTGCACCTGAAGACCAGTTATATCTTGGTATAGTAAATGTAACATCATTAGCAGACTTTATTGACTGCAATCCTGCTCTCACATTTCTTATAGATCTAGGAGTATCTGTTGCATTAGGAACTGTTTCTGAGTTATCCCATTGTTCAGATCTACCAATTCCTAAATAGTACCTATGTGTTGAAGCTGAATCTGGAAAAAGAACTTCATCAAATACAGTTTGAACAAACTGCTTCTTAAATGGATCTGTAATTATTGCCGTCATTTTATATTCCTTAAGTTATACTTATACCGTTATCCGATGAATCTGCACCATTTAACATGAACCATTTAGCTCCATCCCAAATGCATTGTGTGGCATGATTAGTTGTTAATGCAAAAGAAGTTCCATTTGCAAAACTGGCTGGAGTAATTGTAGCCAGTCCGCTTCCTTTATTAGTAAAAATTTTAAATTCACCAGCTGTTGTACCATTAAGTAAAGCTACTGCTAAAGGTGAACCTTTATTACATATTATTAAGCTGGCTGAGGCTGATGCATTACCATCGGCCGTAATAGTAGAAGATCCGTATGCAGCTTTTGATATGTTTACTGCTCCGGTGCCTTTAGATATTAGTGATATATTTAAGTTAGTACCTCCGCCTGTTGCTGATAATGTAGGACCATTAGCCGATGCACCGTTTGCAATTGTTAACTCATTAACAG